AACTATCACGCTGCCAACACTGGTCGCCTATTTGCCGACTTTATGGCGTCGAGCCGTAGCCCAGACAGTGAACTGCGCCCTGACCTTGTCCTGATGCGCAACCGTTCGCGTGAACTGGCGCGTAATGATGTCTACGTTAAGCGTTTTATGAACTTGCTGAAAACCAACGTGGTTGGCGACAAGGGCATGACCCTGCAAGTCAAGGCGCGTAACACGAACGGATTGTTGGATGCTGCTGGCAACCAGATTATCGAAGATGCCTTTTACCAGTTTGCCCTTAAAGGAAACTGCACGGCAGATGGTCGCCTAAGCTGGATTGATTTACAGAAATATGTTATAGAAGCGACTGCGCGTGATGGCGAGGCGCTTATTCAGGTCGTGAAAAACCGTGTGTTTATTCATGGTATTGCATTCCACCCTATCGAATCTGACCAGATTGATGAGCAGAAGAACGAGAAGCTGCGCAACGGACGCGAAATCCGCATGGGCGTTGAGGTCGATGAGTTCCAGCGTCCTGTTGCCTATTGGGTAAAGAAGCGTCACCCTGGCGATTCTGAATTTTCGTCTATTTCCATTAATTCATCCAATCGTATTGATGCCAAGAACATCATCCACGTTTACGATCCGCTTCGCGCTGGTCAGACACGCGGCGAACCTTGGTTGGCTCCTGCTATGAGCCAGTTGAAGATGCTGAACGCTCACCGTGAGGCTGAATTGGTTGCATCGCGCATGGCCGCGTCCAAGATGGGCTTCTTTACGTCAGAGACGGGCGAAGACGCACCAGCGGACGATTACGACAACACTGTTCCAATCATTGATGCGGAACCAGGCACGTTCCACCAATTGCCTGATGGCGTAAAGTTCTCGGCATTTGACCCTTCGCATCCAGCCACTGCCTTTTCTGATTTCCAGAAGGGCATCATTCGCGGGATAGCCTCTGGTCTTGGCGTATCTTACGCTGCACTGTCGAACGATCTGGAAGGAACATCCTACAGTTCGATCCGTCAGGGCGCATTGGAAGAGCGTGATAGCTACAAGATGATGCAACAGTTCCTGATGGAGCATTTTGTCATTCCTGCGTACAATGCTTGGCTCATGCACGTTATGGAGTTTGGATTTATTCCAATTCCCGCATCGCGCTTTGACAAGTTTTCGTCTGCATCAAGTTTCCGTCCCCGTGGTTGGCAGTGGGTCGATCCACAGAAGGAAATCAACGCAGCCGTTACAGCTATGCACAATGGCGTTATGTCGATGCAGGACGTTGCTGGTCAGTATGGCCGCGATGTTGAAGAGACATTCAGCCAGTGGCAGCGCGACAAGGAAATGGCGGACGCTTTTGGCCTTGAATTGGCATTCTTCCCGTTTGGTGCGAATGAAGCAGGCAAGGGTCAAGATGATCCAGAACCGATTGTTTGATTGTTGCGTAATTTGGTGTTATTGTTTTGCTGAAACGCTTTTTGGAGCAATTTATGTCAGAAGTTGAAGAACGCGCTACAATTAAGGTCGAGATAGAAATCGACACTGAAGACCATGCTGAAATGGATGTGGTCGAGGATGTTGTTGACGAAGAGCAATTGCCTTCTGAGGAAGACCGGAAAGACGCTGACCTTGAGCGCCGTTCTGCCGTTGTTGACATTGCTGTTCGCGGCGTTGACGAAAAGAAGCGTACTGTATCTATTGCGGTGTCGTCGGAACTTCCTGTCGAACGCTCGTTCGGAAAAGAAATCCTTGTTCATGAATCGAATGCAATTGATATGGCGTTTCTGTCATCTGGCCGTGCGCCATTGCTACTTGATCATGATATGGAGCGCCAAATTGGCGTAATTGAATCTGTTGGTCTCGACGCTGATAGGGTGCTTAGGGCGAATGTCCGCTTTGGCCGCTCTGCTTTGGCACAAGAGATTTTTCAGGACGTTGTCGATGGCATTCGGGGGAACGTCTCCGTCGGATACCGCGTCAACAAAATGGAGCGGTCCACGACGAATAAGGACGAGTACCTTGTTCGCTCTTGGTCGCCCCTTGAGGTATCTGTCGTTTCTATCCCCGCTGACCAGTCAGTTGGCGTAGGTCGTAGCGCGGCTGCTCTCGAACCCCAACCCAAAGTTGAACCATCTATCAAAAAGGAAGTCAAAATGACTGACGAAGTAAATATGGATGCGGTTCGTGCAGAAGCTGCTGAAGCCGCTGCTCGTAACGCCTCCGCAATCATCGAACTCGCCGCTCGTCACAACAAACGTGACCTTGGCGATGCCGCCCTCCGTTCGGGCAAGAGCATTGAACAGTTCCGTGGCGAACTGCTCGACGTAATCGGTTCGGACAAGCCGCTTGAAAACGAAAACATCGGCATGACGAAAAAAGAAATTCGTCAGTTCTCGGTTGTTCGTGCAATTGCTGCTCTTGCAAACCCAAGTGACCGTCGCCTCCGCGAAGCTGCTGCATTCGAGTTTGAAGTCTCGGAAGCTGCTGCACAGCGTTATGGCCGTGGCGCACAGGGCGTTATGCTCCCAACCGACGTTCTTGGCGTCTGGAAGCGCGACCTGAACACCTCGGACGACAACGAAATCGTTGCAACCAACTTGCTTGCTAACGAGTTCATCGACGTTCTGCGTAACTCTTCGTCCGTAATGCAAGCTGGTGCGCGTATGCTCCCAGGTCTTGTTGGCAACGTAGCTATCCCTAAGAAGACTGCTGCATCTGCTTCTGGCTGGATCAGCACCGAAGGCGGCGCTGCTTCTGAATCAGAACCAACCTTCGGCACAGTTTCGCTGACGCCAAAGAATGTTGGTGCATTCACCGACATGACCCGTCAGTTGATCCTCCAATCGACTCCTGCAATTGAGCAGTTGGTCCGTGACGATTTGACACAGGCTCTGGCCTTGGCAATCGACAAGGGCGCATTGGAAGGCTCAGGTTCGTCCGGCCAGCCAACAGGTATCTTGAACACCAGCGGTGTAAACAAGCCAACCTCGTTTGCTGCTGCTGTACCAACCTTTGCTGAAATGGTTGCGATGGAAACTGCTGTTGCAGAAGACAACGCTCTGTTCGGTAACTTGGCCTATATTACAGACGCAGCCACTTACGGCGGTCTGAAGACTAAGGCGAAGGACGCTGGTTCGGGCATGTTCGTTCTCGAAGGCGGTCAAGCTAACGGTTACAACGTAATCCGTACTCAGCAAGCAACTGCTGGCAACGTATACTTCGGTAACTTTGCTGACTGCATGATCGGCATGTGGGGTGGCCTCGACCTGACGGTTGATCCATACACTGCATCGACCACTGGTACTGTTCGTATCGTTGCGCTTCAGACGATTGACGTTGCACTTCGCAACGCAGTCTCGTTCGCATACAACAACGACGGAGCATAAGAAATGTTGAGGGCTGATATTTGGAAGTCATATCAGCCCTCGACTTCTTTGGAGAATGATATGCAATACAAGTGCATTCGTGGCGTAATAACATCGCAAGGCCCATTGGCTATTGGTGACGTTACTACTCTTCCACACAGCGAAGCTTTGGTGCTTATCGCTCATAAGAAAATCGAAATCTTTGAGGCAGTCCGCGTGGCTGAAGCACCAAAGGTTGAGCATCGTGATCCTGTGACTACAGAAGTAGAAAATCGCGATCCTGTCATTAAGCGCAGTCCCAAGAATGGGGATTGAGAGCGCAAATGATATTCTCGATTTCTTTGAAGTCGATGATTTTGCAGACACTGCCACTTACACAATAATAGGTGGCAGTGCCGCCTCTGTTAATGGTATCTTTGATGCCCCTCAAGCCAGCCGTGGCGCAACAGACCTGATGGACATTACAATTCCATCACCACAGTTTGTTTGCCGCACTGCTGACGTACCTTACGCCTCTGACGGCGATGAAATTATCATTCGCTCTGTTTCGTATAACGTGCGAGTCGTGCTGACAGACGGCACAGGTGTATCGACGCTTATACTCGAAAAGGTGTAACATGGCTCACGTTCGGCAGCAGATCAGGGACTATGTTGCCGACCTGTTGGTAAACTTTATCTTTGATAGATTTGGTATTGTGATCCAAGATCGTTTTAGCGTTAATCTTGAGGCTAGGCCTGGTGGTGAAACAGGCACTCTGTATAAGTTTCGTCGTTATGCGCTTGATGATGCACAGCTTCCGGCCTTGATCGTTTACACCACAAACGATGTCACAAGCCTTGCCACCATTGGTAGCCGCACCTTGTCTCATAACCTTGAACTAAGGGTCGATGTTATCAATAAAGGATCAAGCCTAAACATTTTTGAAAACATAGAAAGTTTCTGCGCAGAATTGAATGGCACGATTGAAACTGACTACAGCTTCAACGGGTTGGTTAAAAGCTGTGTTTTGACGCAGTCAGATTTTAGTGTCGATACAAGTGGCGAAAAGGCAATTGGCACTGGTAAGATGATCTTTGATGTTAGGTATATGACCGCCATCGATAACTGCCAGGTGTCTATTTAATGTCGCACATTAATAACCAGATACGCGACCGAATCGCTACAATCATTGGTGCGCTGCCTTTCTTCTCTGGCCGCGTATACAAGATGCGATCCTATGCGCTGGATGATGCCAAGCTGCCAGCAGCGATAATTTATACAAACAGCCAAACCAATTCATTGGCAACCATAGGTACAAAGACATCTATGGGTTCACTGCAACTATATGTTGAGATATTTATTAAGGGTTCAAGCGCGACCATCGTAAACCAGATAGATGATGCCTGTGTTTTGATTGAGGACGCGATTGGCTCTGATTTCCAGTTGTCAGGATTAGTGAAAAGCTGTATTCTGTCGCAGTCTGACGTTGACATTAATGTTGAAGGCGAGAAGCCAGTTGCTAATGCACGGTTGTCTTACGCAGTCCAATATGTTACGCTTCTTGCTGATCTGGAGACACCGCGATGAAGATGGTCAAAATTTACAACGCCCAAGGCGATGAAATACTCGCTTGTGAGGTCGATCTAGAGCAGTACCGGTCTAAGGGCTGGGATGTTAAGAAGGCTGCAAAGCCAAAGGTTCAAGCAGAGAAAGTCGAGGAGTCTGAGTAATGGCTACGCATACTGGCAGTGAAGGAACGCTTAAGGTTGGTGCAAACACCATCGCAGAGATTCGCTCCTACTCTTTGGAAGAAACCGCTGACACTGTCGAAGATACTTCGATGGGTGATAGCTACCGTAGCTTCAAAACGACCCTGAAGGGCTGGTCTGGCTCCGTTGACGTATTCTGGGATGAGACTGACACAACTGGTCAAGGCGGTCTTGTAGTCGGCGCTCAGGCGACGATCAGCGTATTCCCAGAAGGTGCGTCGGCTGGCGTATCTGAAAAGTATTATACCGGAACAGCGACTGTGACAGGAAAGACCATCACTGGTAGCTTTGACGGCATGGTGGAATCGACAATCACGCTTCAAGGCACTGGTGCTTTGACCGAAGCAACACTGGCGTAAGGATAAGACATGGCTACCCACACTGGCTCAGAAGGCACTGTTCGCGTTGGCGCTTCCAACGCTGTTCTTGAAATTCGTTCGTACTCGGTCGAAGAAACTGCTGACACCGTTGAAGACACCTCAATGGGCGACAGCTATCGCACGTTCAAGACTACTCTGAAGGGTTGGTCTGGTTCGGTTGATGTGTTCTGGGATGAAACAGACGCAACGGGTCAGGGCGCATTGGTTCCTGGATCAGAAGTCAATGTCCGCTTCTACCCAGAAGGTACGGCGACTGCGGATGTTTACTACACAGGTCAAGCCATTGTAACGGGCAAGACTATCACAGGCAGCTTCGATGGTATGGTGGAATCCACTATCACTGTTCAAGGAACAGGGGCTTTGACCAGCGCGGCTGTATAATTAGAAGGATATTAATATGAGTATTGCCAAGCGTATTGCAGAGCGAACATCGAATAAGCGTCACATCGACGTTGCAGAATGGGGTGATGAAGGCAAGCCAGAGAAGGTCTATTATGGCCCTCTGCTTGCTGGTGAACTGAACCGCATTCAGCGCAAGCACCCTAACTTTTTAAGTTCGACATCATTCGACGCAATGGTTGACCTTATCATTCTTAAGGCTGAGAATGGACAAGGAGAAAAGCTTTTTACGCTTGAGGACAAGGCTGTCCTGATGCGTGAAGAAGTATCCGTGATCTCTACTGTTGCCGCCGCATTTATGAGTGGCGACAGTGTAGAGGAGCAGGAAAAAAACTAAGAAACGATCCGCTTAGGTATAACCTTCTTACCTTGGCGGATCGGCTTGGTAAAACCATTGCAGAGATTGAACTCATTTCAATTGAAGAGTATAATGAATGGGTCGCTTATTTTAACCTGAGCGAAGAAAGGCAAAAGCGTGGCGGCCCAAGACCAAAGAATTGAGTTTTTGTTTGCTGCTCAGGTTTCTGGGCAGGCTGAACTTAAAAAACTGACTGATGCCGTTGATAGTCTTCGTAAGGAAATGGAAGCGTTTAAAGCCGCTAATGGTGGCGCTGGCGCAGCAACGCAGCAGTTTGCAAGGTCTATCGGCAATGCAAGCAGCCATGTTCAAGCTTATCAAAAACACCTAGACGCTCAAGCCAAGGCGATGCGCAATCATCGTCAAGGTACTCAGCAACTCGGTATGCAGTTTAATGACTTGGGTACATCAATTTCAACTGGTGCAAGCCCAATACAGGCATTTAACCAGCAATTAGGTCAGATGGGTTATGCTCTTTCCATGATGGAGGGAAGGGCTGGTAAGGTTGGAGCATTTTTGTCTGGGCCTTGGGGCGCTGCTATTGTATTGGCAAC